CCAACGTCGCCACCGCCTGCGCCTGCTGCCGTAACCGCTATGGCGGCAGCACCTGCCACTGGTGCCGGCGGTGGCACTGACGGCAGTGACGGCGGTGGAGCCAAGGACAAGGATGCGCGCGACAAGGAAAAGTATGGTCAAAAGTCAGCACGCGATGACAACTTGAAGTCAGTCATCTATATTGAACAAACAAATGGCGTGACTACCATTCGTCATTCAAGTCACTATTCAGCAGTGCGCGGTGATGACGCCAGCATGTATCACGGTGACCGCAAGAAGTCTATGCAGGTGACGGACGAACATTCACACCTGCGCACGGGTGATTTCCGCATTTACACTGATGACGGCGGCTGCTGGTCAGACGTGCCTATGCTGGTGCGCAAAGATGGCTACTGCAAAGAATGATGGGGCTGCGGTGTGCGTTGGTGGATTATCAGGAACGCTGGCAACGTAATGTCAGTGGACAATGACAGTGTGAAGGGCATGGACCTGACGGCCTTGCCGGCCAACGTGTTCATGGTTGAGTGGCGTGACGGCAAAGGCGAGATTGAGTACGTTGACACCAACGGCATGCGCAGTGCGTTTTATGACCTGATACCGTATGCACCTTTCTTTCAGCAGTACATGACCAGGCTGCCGAGCCTGTCATTGACGCAGGCCAAGAAAGTACAAACAGACTTGATCTATGAAATTTATGATCAGAAGCGGCAGTTACCAATTTACTATCCGGTTGCGGCCGGCAGCTACACCTGGCCTGTGGATGATGGGTCAATTGCCGTCATGGGCGTCAAGGCCATCCCGACGCTGATCAGCAGCTTGGGTGCCGGTGAGGCCAGCGAAGACAGCATGGTCAGCAAGATCAATGCGCTGGTTGATCAAATCAATGATCGTATTGATAAAATAAACAACTATGACAATGCCGCTGTTGATCAGACCAATACCAGGGTGGTGGCCAAAGGCAATACTTTGATTGGAGAAATAAATACTGACATAGTGACGCAAGGTAATTCAGCGTTTGCCACTATCAATGGTGTGTTTGATCAATTGGAAAGTGACTTCAGCACTCAGGCCGGCGGTATCAATAATGCGCTGACAGCCATCAACAATTTGTTTGTTGATGTAGAAACACTCGTCAATAGCAACGTGGTGACGCCAGCTAATTCAGCGTTTGCCACGATCAATAATTTGTTTGGTGATATAGCTACAAATATTGTTACGCCTGGCAATGCCGTCATTACGCATTTGAATAACAACGTTTGTAGTTATTTGAATAATACGGTGGTTGGCGCTTATGAAAGTCCTTCAAGCTCCACCAACACCTTGAACAACAAATTACAGACCAGGGACATTACCGTGCCGTCACCTGCTACTTATGTGGCGGCACCAGGCTTGAATGGCAACATTCCGCAAACCACCACGGTAGCGGTGGCCTTTGCCACCATTGGCGTCAATTCTTACACCGCATCAGCCATTGACATTGGCACCAATCCATATTCTGCTGCTGGAATAACCGTCGGCAACAACAGCTACACGCTTGGCACAATTACAACGCAATTCCAGGACCTTAGCTATCATACGGCTATCCCGCACGTTGATTACATCACTGCCCCTGTAGATACAGCGGCGGTGTTTCAATGGATGCCGATTGAAACAACTGCACCGGTCAATTTGAGTGGCAGTGAAGTCAGCGGGCTTATGAGTACCATTGCCACCAGGCGGGACAATTTGTTGACGGTGCAAAAGAACAAGGCGGCAGCCGTCAATGCATTGGCTACGGTGGCGGCGGTCATTGCCTATGATGTAACAACAGGTTGGTGACGCATGGGCAGTGAGATTGCATTACATCAATATCCGGTTGAACTGGTCGGCGTTACCATGGATTGGTTGATGACGCCAATGCATATGCTTGATGATAGTGAGGAGCTCGCCACCGCGGTGCGCGTGGCGTTAGGCACTGACGCACGCAGTGATGATGATGAAATATTGCCGGACCCGGATAGCTATGACCAGCGCGGTTGGTGGGGCAACTTTGAAGCGGAGGACATTTGGGGCGGCTGGCCCATCGGCTGCAAGAATTGGTTGCTGACGCGCGCTAAAATATCTGATGAAGTTTCCTGGGAAGGTGCCACGGTGCAGCGTGCCCATGCTTACACCTATGAGGCTATGCGGCCGTTCATTGACAATGGCATTGCTTCAGAAGTGTACGTCAAGGCAGCCAGACGTGGCCGCAGTGAAATAGATGTGTATGTCACGTTGTACCGTGGCCCATTGCCGGCCATAGAACTGCGCTACGCTTACCTCTGGGAACAAGTGATAACAGGCTAACACATATGCCCTGGTTTACTCCTACACTGAGGCAGGTGCGTGAAGCGGTGCGCAGTGACGTGACTGCCACGCTTAACGGTGCTTCATTTGTTGGTAATTCAGTTCTGCGCGTTACGTCAGACTGCATGGCCGGCCTGTGCCATTTGACCCTGCGCTATATCGACTGGCTCAGCAAACAATTTCTCCCTGATACAGCCGAGCAGGAGTGGCTGGACCGTCACGCTCAGATATGGGTTGGTGGCCGCAAATCAGCAACCATTGCCTATGGCGGCCAGGTGCAATTGACGGGTGATCCGCGCGTGGTGGTGCCGGCCTGGATCAGGCTTAGCAGCACCAGCGGTTATGAGTTTGAAACATTGCACGATGCGACCATCGGCGAGGATGGATTTGTTATCACTGACATACGTGCAATAACGCCTGGCACTGGCGGCAATCTTGAAGTTGGTGAACCATTGCGCGTTGATAGCAACATTCCAGGTTTAGAGTTTGACGCGCGCATTACGCTGGCGTTGAACGGCGGCACTGAAACTGAGACTGATGATGAGTTGCGCGTGCGGGTACTGAAGCGCATCCGCAATCCGCCGCAAGGCGGTGCTGCCCATGACTATGAGCAATGGGCGCTCGAGGTGCCAGGCTGCACGCGCGCCTGGTGCCAGCCGCTTGAAATGGGCATCGGCACTGTGACGGTGCGCGTGTTGTTTGATGACATACGCGCGGATGACTACGGCTGGCCCACTGCGGATGACCTGGCAGCAGTGACGGCACACATTGACATGAAGCGGCCGGTAGCCGTCAAAGACTTCTGGGTGGTGGCACCTATCAAACAATTCATTGATGTAAAAATCCGTGCACTGCAGCCTGACACTGAGGAAGTCCGCGCCAACATTGAAGCTGCCCTGTTTGCCATGTTGTATGACAAGGCCAAGCCTGGCCAAACAATATTCGCCGCTTGGAAGGTACAGGCGGTGATGAATGCATTGGGCGTTGTTTCATTTGATCTAGTTGATTGGAATGATGACGTGATGCAATCACCTGGTCATATGGCAGTGCTGGGGGACATTGTCTATGGCTACACATGACCGTCACGTCAGGCGTAGCGGTAAGGAATATTTGCAGGCTTTCCTTGCGTTGTTTCCACAGGGCATTGCCTGGCCGCGTGAGCCTTATACAACGTTTGTGAAAGTTTGCACCGGTTGGGTCAATTACTGGGGATATGTTGACGGCCGTGCTGCTGATTTGCTGGAGCGTGAAACTGATCCACGCAAGACGATTGAATTGCTGCCTGAGTGGGAACGTGCCTGGAGCTTGCCGGACCCGTGCTTCCCTGATGCCACGACCTTAGCTGAACGCCAGCGCATGCTGGTGTTGTATATGACCTGGCAGGGTGCGCAGTCACGTGGCTACTTTGAATGGTTGATGGACTGGCTTGGTTATACCGTCACTATTCAAGAGTATGCACCGTTCATGGCTGGCATCAGCCAGGTAGGTGATACACGGCCATTCAAATTGGTTGACGGTGTACCGGTTGTTGATACCAGCAAACATTTCCGCTGGTACATCGGCCCGCCTGAGATGCGTTTCTATTGGTCTATTGCTGTGGGCACGCCTAGCTTGACCTGGTTCAGGTCAGCCAGCGGCCAGGCTGGTGTTGATCCGCACTTGCGCATTGGCCCACCGGATGACTTGCAGTGTTTGCTCAATCGCTGGAAGCCTGCGCACACTGACTTAGTGTTTGACTATTCGCAACTCGCCTTCGGCGGACCTATGCAGGGGACACCTTAAAATGAAATACGTGCAGCCGTGGGGAATTAGCGATCCGAACGCGCCTTACATCAATGGCGATCCGTCATTGGGCCGCCAGGGTTCAATACCGCCGGCTGCCGCATTTGAGCATCCGATGCGGGAGATTGTCGGCGTCATTCAAAAAAGCAGGTTTGAACCAAATGACGCTGACTTGTTGCAGATGGCCAAGGGCATTCGCAGCCAGGCGTTGAATTATGTTGAGGACATTGGCGTCGTCAATCAATTGACCTGTCAGCTAGATCCACCCATTAGCGCACCATACACGCTTGGCTTGATGCTGCGCGTGAAAGTCAAGAACACCAATACAGGCGGTGCCACGTTGGATGCCGGCGGCGGCCGTTACAACATTAAACGTGCCAATGGTTTATTTTTGTCACCAGGTGATTTGCCGTCTGGTGGTCTGATTGATTTGGCTTTTGATGGTGCCGGTTGGCAGATCATCAACTTCTTCGGGCAGGGCAGCGGTAGCGTCACAGTCAATCAGGCACCGATACCCTATGCGGCTGACACTGGGCCGGCTAATCAAGTCAGGGCAACGTTCACAACTAATCCACCGATCACTGCATTGGCGGCCGGTGACGTACTGCTGTGCAAGATCAACAATACCAACACTGGCCCGACAACGTTCGAGGTCAATGGTTTGCCGGCCAAGGTGGTCAAGGCACGCGGTGCCACGGGTGGCTATAATGACTTGCTGCCTGGTGATATTATCAAAGACGATATTGTCCTATTTGTATTTGACGCAAACAATCAGTTTCAAATTCAACCCAACACGATCATGCCGGTCACCACTCAAATCAATGTGACTGCACCAGCGTATAGTGCCAGTGGACCAAACAATAATCCTGTCAATTCATTGATGACGGCATTGGCACGCAAGCGTATTGCCAGTGATGCCACTCTGGTCATTCAAATGGGGCCAGGCGTTTATCGGCCATTCACGATTACGCATCCGGACGCTAGTCGTATCACGGTCAGAGGCACTATGACCACGGCCGCACCGCCTTATGCAAACTACGCCAAGACCGGCTGCATCAGTAGCGCTAGATACAGTGACACGACCTGGAATTTGGCCAACGTCATGCGGCCGGCTTGGGGCACGGAGATCAGGTTCACGCGCACCTATGACAGTTTGCCCAACGCCATTGCCTATGGCGTGAGCAATAGCGGCGGTGGGCAACCGACTGTTGAGAATATGCTGATTGTTGGTGACCTGGGTGCCGGCGAGGAAGGTTATGGCACGGCAGCTTCACAACAAGTCAATGGCGTGTGGGTCGGTCAGTCTGGTGCCATCATTGCCAACAACATCGGTGTTTCGCTGTGCGGCACCGGCTTTGGCGGTTGGTCCAATGCCGCTATGATTTGCAACAATTGCGTGGCCATGGGTTGCAGCTATGCCGGCTATTTTGCCTACAAAACCGGTATTGTTGAAACTAACAATTGCTGGGCGTTGAGCACCGGTTACATTGGTTTCTTCGCATATTCAGGCAGCGTCATGGCTGCGCAGGGCAAGGCTGTTTGTAGTCGTAACGTTGGCGTCTATTGTCATAATTCTGAAATGGGTGTGACCAATATGGACTCCAACACCAACGGCGTCAGTGTGCCTGGCATTGTACGCATGGACATACAGGCAGTCATCGGCGGCAAGATCAGCATGATTGGTGCCGGCACAGTCAATATCACTGGGTTCTTCAGCCCACCGCTGAATACGGTGGGTGAAAAAGGTTCAACTATCATCACGGAGTGGTAAGTCATGCAGGTGTTTGTTAGGAAGGCTGATCTAAGTCAGCAAACGGTGCCGGTGGTTGCCGGCTTGCCTGATGCCCCTGTGATTGATCGCAATGCTTACGGTACGGACACCACGGTGATTTCATTGCCGGCTGGTTCAGTTGTCAACCAGAGTGGTGCACCGGTATTAGTAGCTAATTGGCGCAACAATGCTGACATGATTACGCGGGAGGAGGCATATCGTCGCATCATTGAAAGTTTCAGCGAATTCATGCAGCGCAATGCTGGCCTGGTGATGACAAACAACATATTGGCTTATGGTGCTGATCACACCACCTGGCCGCCAGAAGAACAAACACGTTACACCACTTGGCAATCAGGCTTGGACTATATTCAGCAGGTGCGGACGCGTAGTGATCAGCTTGAAGCGGCCTTGCCTGTTGACCCGACAGATGACGTCAATTGGCCTGCACGTATCCCACCGGTATACATATGACCAACGTTAGTTCTGATACAAACATACTGGCGCTGCCGCTGGCCACGACTGAGTTTGTCACCGGTACAAACGAAGATTGGATTGATAGCTTGGTGTTTCTGATAGACACCGATGACATTACCGGCCCACAGCTTGACCTGCGCGGTATGGACTTTGAACTTGAACTGCGCCGGCTGCCGCCGGACCATACCGTGGTCGCGCACGCCAGCACCAAGGACGGCACTTTGGTGATCGGGTCACCGCCGGACTTTGGCTACCTGACAATCAACATGCCGGTTGAGATCATGAGCACGTTGAAGCCGGATGATTACGTTGGTGACATTGTTGCCATTGATAATGAATTCAAGCGGCGTACTATCCTGTTTGACCTTACGTTGGACTGGGGGATCACGCGATGACTGACGTTGTAACAATCAATCGCAATGCGGTCATCGTCAAAGTTGCGCCGCTGGCACCGCGGTCTGTCCTGGTCACCACCAGCATCAGCCCTGTAACAATCGGCCTTGGCAGCAAGACGTTCATCACGCAAGGCTTGACGTTTTCAGTTATTGCCGGGATGCGGCTGCGCGTGGCTTATGTTGATGATCCTGACGATCATTGGATGAGTGGCATCATTACGTCATGGGACGGTGCCACTTTGATATTGAACGTTGATCAGTTTGAAGGCAGCGGCACCTACAGCAACTGGACCATTGGCGTGACCGGTGAGATGGGTCCGCAAGGGCTTATAGGGCCGCCTGGCCCGCAAGGCATCCAAGGGCCTGCTGGCACGCCTGGTGGGCCGGCTGGGCCGCAGGGTGATCCTGGGCCGCAAGGCGTGCAAGGGCCGCCTGGCCCGCAGGGCATTCAGGGTGATCCAGGGCCAACCGGCATTCAAGGGCCGCCCGGCATCCAAGGACCGACTGGCCCGCAAGGCATCATTGCTGATGTAACAAACGACAACAAATATTACGCCAGGCGCAACCAGGCATGGGCGGACATGACTGGTGTGTTTGCTCCAATCGCCAGCCCTGCGTTCACTGGTACGCCGACGGCTATAACGCAAACGCCTGGTACTAATACACAGGCCTTGGCCACCACTGAGTTTGTTACAGCCGCGGTTGGTACTGCTGCTGCTAACTATCAACCAAAGAATGGTAACCTTACCAGCTTGGCGGCAGCCAATGATATTGGTGCCATCTATTACAGGTCAGGTGTTGATACCTGGTCCAAGGTCAACGTCAGCACTGGTTTGAGTTTTGTCAATGGTGACTTGACGGCGGTCACAGGTGGCGGTGGTACGGTGGTTACAGAGTTGCCGGTGGCTGCCAGCCAGCTTGCCGGTTTCAAGGATACGGCTGGCGTCACCATTCAAGGCATCAGTTTGCCCACCGCCGGCCTGGCACGGCAAGGCACAGGGCTGATATTGACCAATGATTTGGCGGCTTTGGAAAACCTTGGCGGCAGCAACACCATTTATTATCGCAAGGCAACGGACGTTTGGGCAGCCGTTGTGATTGGTTCACGTATGTCATTTGATACTGCCACCGGCACTTTGAATGCCAACGCGCAAGGTGACGTGCTTGCCGGTAGTGCAAACACGTTCACGGCAAACAATTATTTCAACGGCGGCAAGGTGGTGATTGGTCACAATGCGGTGGAGGCCACGCAGCAGGCATATTCTTGGCTGCAAATGCATTCGGCCAATGATTACGTCATGCAGTATTTGACTGCATGGGCAAACAGTACAGTATATCCGGCAATTACATTCCGCAAGTCACGCTCAGGCATCATCGGCAACAATGCCATGATCAGTATTGGTGACACACTTGGTGCGTTAAGTTTTCAAGGTGACGATGGTGTTAATTTTCAAGCTGCCGCAGGAATGGCGTTTGTTTGTGATGGTGCACCAGCCGGTGGTGTAATGCCGGCACGCTTGGATATGGCATTCGGTAAAGTGGGTGGTGTATATCGGCGGACGGCAACCTTCCTGTCCTCCGGTGGACTGAGCGTAGGGTCAGCCGCGTTTACCGACCCTGGTGATAACAGCATTGTTTCTAGAAAACTTCATTTGTATCAATCAGCGGCTGATGTTGATGGATTAGTTGTTTTTCAAGGCTCCAACATTGGCCAGATATATTTCACCTCTGGCAATCGTTTGGTGATCAATCACAATAATGCCAATGGCCCTGGCACTGCCATCAGAGGCACGACCAACGGCACGCCTATGTTAGGTGGCTACATTGGTGAAACGTTGAATAATGCCGGCGGCACGCAGGCGTTGGGTGGCGCACCACCGCACAAGTCTACGGCCAGCTTGCCATTGGGACCAGGAATTTATGTTGTTGTGTATATTTGCACGTTTAACATCAGTGGCATCACACCAGCCGCCCAGCTTTATGCTTCCATAGGGCAGGTGCAGGATGCTGATGGTGGCTTTGGCACCTATCAAATGATGGGAGATGCGTCCGGTTATATCACTGCGATAACGGTCAAGATCATGACCGTCACGTCACCAATAACTGCGTGGGGCACGGCTTATGCCTCATTTATTGGTGGCACGATCAATGCCAGCGGTGGTTTGTCAGCACACCGCATAGCGTAATAAAGGGG